GGTTGTTTGGTATTACAGTACCAATACCACCTTTGGCTTTTATTTGATTTAACGTACCAGTTTCCTCGAAATTTAATTTACCCCTTAATTGTTTTGATATTTGCTGAGTTGTTTGGTTTGCAAGTAGTCCTGTCCTTACAGTGCTTTGAAATAATTCTGTTTGACTTTCTGCAATACGCCTAAATGCAGTCCTTACGTTTACACCGTTAGGTAAATTAATTACAGCTCCATCACGTGCAGTAATACTAAACTTAGGCACTACACCAGTTTGTATAGTAAATTCCTCTGGTAACGTAAATACATTTATTTGCCTAGGGTCAGTTTCTACAACACTGCGAGCAAATTGTGGACTTATTTCCACAGTACGCACTGCATTTTTTGCAGCGTCACTTGGCAACACTTTACGCAACTGCTCTTGTATAAAAACTGATTGCAACTCTGCTAAACCCTGTAACTCTGCAGTTGTTGTTAATGCACTTTGCTCTGCCCAAGTTGCCAGACTTTCTTGTAACTGCAATAAAATTGTACGTTGCCTATTAAGCGCTGCAGGGGTAAGGGTTAAGTCGCCAGTATCAAATTTTTTTAATTCATCTGTTATTTGTACAATAATGTCGTTGTAAGCAACAACAATTTTTTTTGCTACGCCATTTTCATATCTATTAAGGTTTATGGCGTTACGGTATAACGCTTCTGGTATTCGTTGTCGTTCTATACTCATTATTCATTTTCTGTTGTTGCTGCCTGTTGGGGTGCTTCAGTTTCTACCAAGCCGCCCATTTGTGTTTTGTTCATCATTTCTTCAATATCAAAATCTTCAGATAATATTTCACCCTCAACAAGTTTTTTAAGTAGTTCTTCTTGGTCAATAACACCTTGGGCATATATTTTAAGCAATGCATCAACTTGTGCTGGTTGTAAGCTGCTGTCAACAAAGTCTCTATTTACAAAGGTTGTACCAGCAACACTTTGTTTTAAAAATTCAGCGTGAAATTTAAGGCAGTTATCAAGCAAGTCTTGTATTTGTTGTGATAAAACCATTAAGGTGCTGTCGCCTTGTGACCTTTGTATTCTTTGCGATTGGGCGGTTTCAGCCGACATTTTTTGCCCAAGTATGGCAGCCAAACCAAGTTCATTTATTTGATATTCAAGTTTGTCAATCCTGTCTTTTTGTGCATTAAAGCTGTTGCCATTTGGTTCAATGTAACTTGCACTGCTGCCTTCTGGTAATGATAAAGCTTCACTAGGTCCAGCACTAACCTCCTCTGCCGCTGCTGGAAAACCAAAAAACGCCAACATAGGTACAGCACTTATATGTAATTGATTATCGTAATCACTTTGTATTTGGTAACTTTTAATATTTAGCTCTGCAATATCCTCCAGTGGTGGGCGACTTTCATAAATACCAACTTTGTTACTATAAGCAACACTAAAAGGTATAAAGTCCAAACTGGTAGTGCCTTCATCTACCTTTACAAAATCGCCATCATCATTACGTTGAAATAACATAAAACTGTTTGGCTCAAGCACCCTTATTTGTTCAACTGTCTCCTCTCCGTACTTACCTTTGGGTCTTACAATGCGTTCCATAAGTCTTAGCTGAGTTAATACCCTTTGTCCATCTTTTACCTCTGTACGCCAGCCAATTATGTCTCTTGGGGTGTAAGGAATCCAGTAAGGTCGACCTCCATTTGCAGGGGCATCAACCAAAACACCAACATGGCCATATCTAATACAAAGCCTACTAATGTTATAAACAAAGTTAGTTAGGTTATTTCCTTCAAGGTCAACATTAAATAATTGTTCCTCTATTGCATCTGGTACATCTGAAAGACGCACTGGTTTACGTGTAAGCATACCAGCCAACATACGTTCCATACGTACATAATATGGTGGGCAAACTGACCTACTTAAACGAACGTCATAGCTTTCATCTTCTTCTCGTGGCTCTTGTTTTAAATAAATTCTACTTTTACCCCTTATTTTGCTTGTACCCTCAACCAAGTCTTCAATTAAACCCCAATGGCTTTGCATATTACGCCACGCCTGATTTTGCTGCTGTACCTCCGTTACTTCTATTTCAAAGCTATCAATTCTATTTTGGTAAAAGCTGCTGTACATTGTTTTAGTTTAATAATATCAGGTCTTTAATAAATTCTAATACCTGTTTTTTGGCCTGCCTTACTGTAAATCATATTAAACTCCCTATAACACAAGTAACCAAGAGCATCATTAAGGTGGTCATAACCATTTTGTTTGTCTGGGTCGCCTGTTTTTTCATCATAGCTTTGTAGCTCCAAACATTCTATTAATCTTGTGGCTTTGGCATAAATTGCCATACGTATTTGTCCTTTACTGTTTTCCAATACTGCCTGTAAAGTTTGTACCCTGTCTTTAATTGGTGGATTGCTACGTAAAGCCATACTTGTAAATCCATAGCTCTCCAATATGGCAATGTCAGTTTTGCTTGCGTTAATGGTTGACCTTGCTGCTCCACTGGCATCTGGATAAACAAATATTTTATTGTTACCATAACGCCTTCTTATTTCCCTCGCCATAGCGTCAGTATCTTGCTGTTTAACAATTTCATCAACAACAATAAGTTTATTGCCTGCAGTAACACAAACAACGGCGTTGCAATTCATAACGTTAAAGTCAATACCAATTTTTAAAATTTCATTTTCTAATGGGAACGGCAACTCGTTTATAAGGTGCTTATCCCTGTTAAACCTAGAATAAACCTGACCACTGGTAAGGTTGCAAAAATTACCATTAAGGTAAGCTTGTATTAACTGCGGTGGATAGTTTTCCAATAAGCTATCAATAAACCCCTCTGGTAAATATGGATTATCGCTTGTTTTGGCTCTTATTAACCTTGTATCTTCTTTGGCGTTTTTTTCAAACGTATCAAATGCCCAACTGTGACCCTCTGGCGTGGTAGTTGCATAAAACTGTTGCACGTTACCAGAACGCAATCTAGCTAGTGCCATATTCATGGCCTGTTCTGCGTCTCGTTTGTTAACAGTGTCAGCCTCGTCAAAACCCACTGCTGATAAATTTTGTCCACGTAAGCGTTGGTAAGTCAAAATTGTACGTAACAATATTGTGTGTATGCCCTCCTTAAACTGAAGTTGGTACTCGGGTAATGGGCTGGCCCTAAACGTAAAAGGCACTTGCCACTGCTCCAATAATTCGTTAAGTGTGCGTATTAAAATGTCTCTCACCATCGGCGAAGTTGGCTCAAAAATAGCACTAATACAACCAATATTCATTGACGCCAGTATTATGGCTTTACTTACAAGTGCATAGGTTTTACCAGCACCAAAACCACAAACAAGTGCAAGCTTACGGTGCTCAATATCTTGGCAAAAGGTTTGTTGATGGGGCAATAAATCTTTATAAACCCTCTGCTGGACTTGGTTTACGGAAGGTAACTCATATAAACCATCGCCATGTAATATATGCCCTTGCTTAACAGTTTCTAAAATACTCATGAAACAAGGCTTGCAAGTTTTGCAGCCGTATTTATTGCACCAAGGGCAATGTGGTATTGGCCAGCTTTACGTGCTGCCATTTGTACAGTTGCACATTGAGACAAGAGGTCGGCTACCATTTGGGGTCGTTCAATATCCCAATCAGCTTTTAACTCAGCCCTTGCTTGTGCCAAATAATTATCACAAGTGCGTACACTTACCCCCCAATTTTCTGAACCATATTGCAAGCAATCGGACCTACGACCACCGTTTGCAATAATACGTGCAAACCTTTGGACTCTTAAATCACGTTCAATTTGTGTTTCCTTTTTGGTTGCCAAGTTATGGGTAAATTTATTTATTTATATATACAATAGCTTAATTTAGAATTTTGGAGCGTTCGGGTAGGGGTTGCACCTCCGCTTGACCGTTGGTAACGGCCCTCGCCTGCTTCGAACGCAAACTTATATTAACGCCTTTATACATAGATGCACCCATTTCTTTAATTTTTGAAAAAGGCAATATTGGCACTGTTAAATTGTCTTTACATTTTTTATTTACAAAATACAAATATCGTAATTGATAACCTTTAGTTGGCTGCCAAGTACGAAATTCTTTTGATATTTTTAAATGGTGGGCCTGTATAACGTGCATAGGTTTATTAGTTTTTGGATTTATACGTAAAGCATCAGATACACGTATGTCGGTTAATACAAAACCAGATGCCCTATAAATTGTTCCATCGCCACATTGCGTACCATCTGCAAAAGAAACAACCCAATCAATATGGGGGTAATGTTTTTTAATTAGTTTCATGGCAATACTTATGGCCCTACTTTCGCTATTGCGTGGAAGTTTTTCGCTAAAGGCCATACGGTTTAGCTCTATAAAGCCATTCCATTTGGTGTTTCGCACGAGCCTTATTGTGCCTTTTTTATTAATACTTGGGCCAAACTGCATAGCACCTTCAAGTTTATTATTAAAAAAAACACCCAAATGTAACTGGCTATTGGGTACAACTTTATTTGAATAATGCAGCCTTTTTATTAATTTATTTGCATCTTGTGCTGTGATTGGTGCAACTTTAAGGTCTTTAGCTGACGCCATAAATACTTTATTTTACATTTAATAATATCAACAAAAATCATTAAAATCATTTTTACTTTTGATACAAAAGATTCCTTGTGATAGTAATCAAATGTATTTTTTATAATCATTTTTAATTTTGATGTAAAAGATATTTGTTGTTGTAAAAATTTAATATCAAAATAAAATCTATTGTTCTTTTTTAAAAATTGATATTTTTGATTTTTATTTGATACTTATGATTCTTAATTGATACTTATGATTTTTTATTATTAGTCAAAAAACTTTCAGCAATTCTTGCTGCTGCATTGCCATTACTATTTTCATTTAAAGTTTGGTCAAACTCCCCCATGTTTTTGGCCAGTTGCATTGCTTCTCTAAAAGTCTCAGCTTGAGTAGTGTGCATTGTAAGGGTTATTTGCTCAAGGTCACTTTTATCTGCGTCACTAATTTCTGGAAAATCAACTTCATCTGCGGTTGCACCTATAAGTTGTTCAAGGTCGCCTTCTTCAAACCAAGGGTCAAGGCTGTGGTCAAAACTTAAATTTTCCAACATTTCAGCATCCCACTCTGCAAGGTCGCCTGTTCTGTTATCGGCTAGTGCAAGGCCAACTTTTTCATCTTCTGTAAGGTTTTTACGTTTTACAGCAATAATTTCGTTGCCATCAGTTTCTATTACTTTTACATTTTCAAGGCCAATAGCTTTTGCCCCTTCAACAGTACCGTTGCCAGCCAATACCCTATTATGTTCATCAATAACAATGGAACGTGCAGCACCAAACTCTCTAAGGCTTGTTTCAATAAGTGTTGCTGACCTTTGGGTACGTTTGCGTGCGTTTTTATGGTCAGCGACCAAATCATTTAACTTTGTCATAAATAAACCAGTCGGGTTTTGAATTACCTACTTTTTCATAAATATACATTGTTCCTTTGAAAAAAAACATATCACCAATTTTTGGCCACCAAGTTACCTCAAAACCGTATCTTGTTTTACCCATCAAACCAATCACTCCCCTCTTCCATTAATTTAACCCAAACACATTTGTCTGCATCATTCTCTGCAACCCTAAACTCCCAGCAATCGTTATATTGGTCCATGTAAATACGGCCTTCATATAAACCAGTTGTTGGGAAATTTATTTTACGCTGTGGGCCGTAAGCTTTAAATGTTGTCATTTTAGTGCCTCCTTCCAAGAATTATTTATTTTTTCCTTTTTCCTTTTTTCTGCTATTAAATCGTGCAACTTTAAAAGCTTATTAACAAGTGGACAATCTGTGGATTTTTTTTCTTTTTTTCTTTGTTGTTCAACAGTATGTATTGCCATCAGTATTGACCACTCTATGTCAAACAATTCTTTATCACTTAAATCAATATTCATATTTTTTTGCCTTACTAAGTTTTTCTCTTGGTATGTAATCATATCCAACAACCCTTGGCACAATAATAAAATCTTTTGTAATTGTCGTAACAGTAACGTAACCGTCATGTTGCCTAATAATGGATTCAGTAAAATTTTTTTTGTTCATTTTCTTTTTGCTTTACTGTGAAACATTGCTTTTATATCAAGCCTAGCAAGCATATACATTTGCTCCTCCCTAGTGTAAACCTCCAATACTTTGGCAAGTGTTTCCTCAGTACAGCCTTTTAACAACCAAGGTTGAGTATAAAAAAGTTGTTTTATTACACTAAAAGCTTTGTCCTTAAAAATTTCGTCTAAACGCATTTACTAGCCTCCAACTCGCTTAATTCTGTTTTTATAATATTTAACTTATCTTTTAAAACAACTAATTTTTCTGTATTTTTTTCAAATGATTTTCTTCTAGTTCTTTGTTGCATAGGTGAACCCAAATGCCAATCTTTATATGTATTTATAAAATTTTTTGTAGTATTTATTTGTGTTATTAAATTAAGTTGTTGTAGCTCTAGTAATTCTTTATACAAAGCAAAATTTATTTTCATTATTTAACCCCCTTTGGCATTGCAAATAAATCATTTACGCCTTTTAACTGGTCTTTTACGGTTTTGATAAAATAAGGCAATTCTGGATTTTTTTTGCCTAAATTTTTTAAACGCCATTCGTTCATAATTTTTTGTGTTTCTGCCCAATTATTTTTACGTGTAGTATGTATTTCT